ACGCCAGTTCCCGCGCTGATATTCATATTGGCGGCGGTCAATACCTCGCCAGCGGTAAAAAGTGGGACGCTTGTTTGCTCGTTTGGCATGTTTCTATCCTAAGACATTTTCTTGGTCAAGTGTGCCATATACCAAGTCGTCCAAGATGAGCTCATAGACGATCGTGGTCGGTGAGGTGAAATAGGTGACTGCGTGCCCAGCCGACAAAGTAAGTCGGTGCTCAAGTCCTTCAATGGTGAGATCTTGCGCAAACTGCGTTGGGCCTGCCGAGGTCGTGATTGACTTCTGGATATTGATTAGGTCGCCGACATCGAGGAGCGCAAGTGTGTCTTGGTCTAGTGCAGGTGTGCCGGGGAACTCGGTGCCAAGGAAGTTGAAGCGTGCTTCGGGATCTGGACTGATTAGGTATTGGGCAAGTGTGAGAGCTGCGGCGTCATTGTGCAAAAGCGAGTCGGTGATTGATTGGGTCTGCACAAGATACAAGGCTTGAGATGCTAGGTCTTCTGCTACTTCTGGCGATGTTGCTCCAGCGTGCTGAATAGACGCGCGGTTCACGACCGTGTCTGCTTGGAAAGATATGTCAATCGCGGAGTAGCCGATCTGGGTTCCGTCGTCATGGAACTCGGCAACAGGGACTCCAAGCGTCTGTCCGATGCGCTTTTGGAAAGTGATAGTGCCTTCTCGATCTACAAAGATTCTGCCCTGCTCGGCTTCGTTAATTTTGTTGGCGTACCCTGCAACCGAGGTGCCGTTGGCGACTGTGTAGGCAGCTGCACCGCCAAGGGTCGCCACACCTGTCTCAATGCTCCGTGTGCCTGTGTAAGCAACTTCTGGTAGATCTAGCAGGTCATCAAAACGCTCGCTTGACAGCTGCTCTGTGACATTCCATTCAGCAAGGAAGGTCTGTCCCAGCTGGTAGGAGAAGTCCGCGCAATTTACGGTCACTGTGTCTAGTCCGCCAAGCGTGAAGGTGTAGTCGTAGTTCACGATATAGCCGACCCACAAAAGTTCTTTGACATTGGTAGAGCTGTATCGAGAGAAACGGACTTCGCGGAGCGGTGCTAGCCCGGGCTGATTATTGTTTGGATCGTAATAGGGCGAGGTTGTGTCAAAAGGATTAAACACTCCGTCCGCATAAGTGTCGTTTAGCGTAAAGTTCATCGTGCCATAAGCAAACTGGTCGCCAGTGTTAGCGCGTCCGCGCTTTGCAGTTAGTGAGATCGCGCCGTCTAGGACGCTTGCAAATTGAGATGTACCGTCAAGCACATATTCGGTATTGTCTAGTTCGCCTTTCAGGTCGTCGTCAAGTGTGAAAGCATTCCAGTCGTACCCTGTGTCAATCTCGAGATCATAGTTACCTGACCCAAGTACCGCTACGCCAGCCATTAGACGACCGCTATGTTCGCAGGGCCATTCTGCCTATTGAATGCTCGAATAGCGTTTACAACAGCTGTGCCGATCTCCGCGCTTGAGCCAAGACCGCCTGTGATGTTAATCGTGTAGTTACCCATTCCAGAATTGCGTCCAGATAGTGGGATGACCGCTTCAGGGCCACGCTCACCGATCATTGCAAGCGTAGGCCCTGTCACGATTCCACCGTCCGCGAGCATAGGGATATTTGGAACGGAGAAGCCTTTGCCACCAATACCGGGCACCCAGTTAGGGATGTTAAAAGACAGTTTGCCGACTGTGTTATTCCATAGTTTGGCGATGCCGTTAAAGAGCGATTTGTAGATGTTGAAGATCGCTGTGAAGTAAGTAGTTAGTCCGTCAAAGACCGCTTTACCGCCTGCAAGCATCGCATGAAATACAGTGTCCACAATCTTGCGGACAGTCTCAAACTTGAAATAGAGCGCGGTCAGGATCGCTATAAACGCGACAATTGCCAAGATGACAAGTGTGACAGGGTTAGCCAATAGGAGCGCGTTAAACACTGCTACAACGCCGTTCACGATCATTTGTGCGGCTGCATAAACTTTCATAGCGGCATTAAGAGCCAAGATTGTCACTGCAATTCCACCGATTGCTCCGCCCACAATGAGGAAGACTTTTGTGTTCTCTTGTGCCCACGCGCCGAAGGCAATCAGGTACGGTAAAAGCGCTTCGACTACTGGGATCAGTGCTGCACCGATTGACTCTTTGGTCTCTGCCAATGCAATCCCTAAACGCTTCATTCCACCTTCGGCAGTGGCGGCAGCTGCGGCAGAAGCTCCACCGAACGATCCGCCAAGCACATTCATTACATCTTCCAAAGATGCACCGTCTTTGATCATTGCTTTAATCTCTGGACTAAGTGCGGCAAGTCCTTTCATGTTTCCACCGTAAGCCTTGGCAAGAGCGTCGGATACGGTCGCTAGGTCTTTGCCTGATCCTGCGGAGATGTCTTGTGCGAGTGCTAGCGCTTTGTTGGCTTCCTCGATGTCTTTAGTTCCGCGTACAAGTGAAGCCAGTGCCGGGCGAAGTTCAGAGTCCGCTACGCCTGACGCGAGACTCATTTTTGTAATCATGTCTTCTTGTGATGCGATCTGTGCGTCGGTCGCGCCAGTGACATTTTGGAGTGCGAGCGCGAGCTGTACCTGTTCGGCTTGGTCTTCCATTGCCGCCTTGGTAGCACCTACAAGAGCAAGCCCTAATCCTGCGACCGCTGCGGCTGCTGGGACTGCTGCTTTCTTAATAGCAAACTGTGCCTTAGCAGAAGCGCCCTCAAGCTTCTGGAACTCTTTAATCGCCTTCTGTGTGCCCTTGGCATCAAACTCGGAAATGATCGGAAGGATGACGCCCATTACTGCACCGCTAGATTCTGCGACAATTTATCAGACACTTTTTTCACAATAATTTCCATCTCTTTATCAATCTCGGTCTTGTTCTTTTCGTAGGCAGGCCACATAACGCGCGAAGGAGATCCGTACTTGCTCGAGAGTGCCGCACCAAGGGTTCCCGAGTCAGCCCAATCAAAGACCTGTGCAGCTCCGCCAGTCCACTTCACAATAAAGGTTGAGAGGTTTACCTTTTGCCCTGCGTATTCTTTAATGTTTTTAGTGTTGATTGATGCTTTAATTTGGTGCGTATCAGGCCAAGGCAAAATCTGATAAGAGCCCTTAGTAGGTGTCCATGCTCGACCCATACCGCGCATCTGTGTCACGCCAATACCCATAGGGATTGCTGATTCAGCGTCTTGGATAAGAGACATTGTTACGCGTTTGTAATCTTTAGTGATCTCACGACGAAGCACTTTGTCTATTTTGTTGAGCTCTTTTAGCGCGCTCTTGAGCCCGTAGATCTCTACCTTTGTCTCTACGGTTCCGCTCATGTCACCTCTTCTTATTCTGTTTTTCTAGCACTGCGACAATAGTAGTGAGATCTCGCGTGTCGAAGGTGTCAGCGTAGAAAGTGGGAGCCCACCCTGTCGCGACTACAAGTTCGGCGAGTTGTCGCCTGTAGCCGCGTCCGTAGGGTTTACATCAGTTGAGTCCTCTACGCCGATCTCGACATCTGGATTCGCTTTAAGCCATTCGCGCCAAGTAGCAGGAAGAGTCTCGCCTTTGACGCTCAGCATGATGTACGCCCAGCAAGCCATATCGGATGCACCGATACCGCGACCGTCGGAGACTCGACGATTCTCTAGGCGTTCCCATTCGGCAATCGCAAAAAGGTTTGTGATAAGTGTTTCTTTTTTGTCTCCGCGTGTAAGCGTGAGTTTGATCTTCATTGTCTTTCCTTTCGTCGGGCCAAGGAAGGCCGTTAATTATGCTGTGACATCCGCGCTATACACTCCACCCATAAAAGTTAGATCTATGGATTGCAGCTCGCCGAGCGAAGCCGAGATTACTGGCAACGACTCAAGATAGGTGCCTGTCAGAGTAAAGCCCGGGTTAGTTGCCGAGTCTGCCGCGTCCGAAGGATTTACAACGATATTCAATTTTGTGCCGACAAGCGGTGCAAGTGTCGCGTAAGTAGCGCTGGCTGCATAGCTCAAGAATAAGGTCAGCGTACATTCGTTATCCTCGAGGCCAGCCGTGAAGGTGTTTGAAGTATTTCCGAAAACCGTGTCATTCAGAGCGGTGACAGTTCTAGTCACGGTCGCGCTGGTGCACCAGCCCGTCAAGTTTGTTGCTCCGACGAGCACTTTTGGATTTGAAAGAATAGTGGATGTTGCAGCCATGATGATTACTCCTTGGAAGTGTTGGTTTTAGTTTGACACATAATGAAGCCGAGAGTGTGGATTAGGCAGTCTGCACGACAGTTGAGACCGACAGCTCATAGGCAGGAAGCGTCGAGCCGCCGATGTCTAGGTTCGTTGGGCGTCCAGATACGACCCCGATGTCTAGCGCGTAGATCTGGGCAAGGATATTGAGCAGGCTTTTTTGGGCGTCTAGGTTGCCCGGACCGAGCGTGATGATCTGGAGTGTGAAGTTTAATTTGGCGACATTGTAGTTGTAGCCGTCTATGGAGTCGATATTGACGAAGCAGGAAGGCGGAGTGATATTGCGTGGGTCATTATTTATTTGGAGACCGCTCACCGTTGAGAGCTTTGCAACTAGATCATCAAAGCCTTCGTTAAATAGATCTGTGTAGTTAGGTACAGCCATTAGGCGACCTGCGGACGATCAATCCCTAGCAACTGGCGGATCATTCCGTTCAGACCCATCACAGGAGTTACGCCCATCGATTGAAACGAACTGAACTGATCTACTGATCCGCGTTGGCGGTACAGGGCGCCACCGTACATTTGGGTTCCTAGGAATACATCTTGCGAAGGGACGGTCGTAAGCGAGTCCACATACCCTGCTTCCATTCTTCGGCGCCACGCAAACTGCGACGAAGCAGCCGCGCACACTGTTAGAAACGCGGCGTCAGCTGCGGTCGCTGTGCCGATGCCCAGCCAGTCCTCAATGTTTGCTGCAGTGACCCAAGTGCAAGTCTGCGTAATAGTCAGCGTGCCAGTAGCAGCGGTGCGCGTGACATCGCTAGCGGTCTTTGCAACCAGCACTTGATTAGCGATCGGAATGTTTACATCGTAGAGAAGATCGCCTTCGGTATCAATGCCGACATAGAGGTACTGCGGTAATGCGCGGACTGTGTAAGTTCCGTTAAAGGTTGCATCTACTCCAGCAATGACGACACTTGCGCCGAGTTCAATTTCTGCAGGGGTGAGAAGTTGAACTACGGCGTAGTTGTCTATGAGGTATTTTTGTGTAACTGTGTAGACAGCCATGAGCGGATGCTCCGCTCTCGACTAGGCGATCGTGATTGCTTGGATAAAGCTGGACTTGGCAACAAATGTTGCAAAGTATTGATGGATCGAGAGTGTGCGACCAAGTGTTGATGGGTTCTCGAAGCTCTGCAATGAAGCGCCAGATTCGTAGATCTCAAAGCCCGGGGCGTACACAACCAGCATGGTTCCTGATGCAAAGTTGTTATCAACAACAAGCGACAAGCCCATGACATCCATCATGTTGTATCCGAGACCGCCGACGCGACCAAGAGCGTTTTGTCCGAGTACGCCGTTTGTGGTGTAACCAAGCACAGGTCGTTTTGATCCGTCGAGCTGACTGCCCAATTTTTCCCAGACATCAGGACTTACGCAAAGATGAGTTGGGAAGAAGTTGCTGTCTTCTGTGATTTCGCGCGCTGCGTCATACAACGAGGTAATCAAAGATGATGGATCATTAGCAGTCACTGTCCATGTTGAACCTGATGCGGTCTTTCCTGCGACAAGTGCGTCGGCTGCAATGTCATCAGTTTTGATGAGCACTTCGCCTGCAAGATCGTTCAATACAAGCTGGAGAGCGGCTGGGTCTGTGAAGTCGATGTCTTGGATTGACAGTGTTACTTGACCTGCGACAGTTGCTTTTGTGACTGTGTTTGCAGCAATAACCATTGTGGTTGCCGATACTGCATCAAGCTGATTTGTTTGTACTGCGGCTGATGTATGTGTCGTAATGGTTGGTCGCACGAACTGACGCGAAGTTGTTGAAGGCATCGCGCGAGCACCAAATGCACTCACTACAGGTCTGACGAAATTTAGATCCTGAAACAGAGGTCCCAAAACGGGAATATTTAAGAGGCCTAAAGTGTCACCGGTGACGATGTCGCCTGCTGCCGCTTGCAATGCTGTTTGTCCTCGGCGTTGTGCTTGCTTAAAAGCGTCGCTTACTTTGTTGTAAGTTTCTCCGCCGATGTGATATGCAGCGAGCACTTCGGCAGCCGATGGCATGGCGAATTCGCGTCGTGGTTGTGCTGGAATCAAAGCGGTTGGAATACTTGCTTCGATTGTTGGGACTGTTGCTTCGCTCATGGGTTCGTTCTCCTGTGTAGGTTCTGTTTCAATAATACTTATTTCTTCGTCTTCGTGGTGGATACTCGCTGCTATGTCTGTAATGATCGCTCCAGCAAATGCAGGAACTGGCACCATAGACAACTCAATCCAGTCGGCTTCTAAGACCGTTATAGATCCGTCTTTGTTTGCTCGAGTCTTGGTTGGGTTTACTCCGACCGATACCGAGTCCAAAACGCCGTCAAGGGCGAGCTGCAAAGCGTCGTCACCTTGGGCGGTCTTGCTGATTTTGGCGGTGAACATCATCCCTTCTTCATCGTCGTATCGGGCCGTGACAATGCCAATGGCGCTCTCGCTTGAATGATTTAGGAAAAGTCGTGGGGCTTTGCCGTCTACTGGCAAGCTGCCGCGCTCAAAGATGACTTCTGTACCGTCCGAGACGGTCGCTGCGACGCCGTAAGGGACTGCGATGCCTGTAATGGTTCTGGTTGGTGTGCCGTCGCTGGCGGCTGCGTCAATGCTGACGCTTTGAGCTGTAAGTCTGATCATCGGTTTGCTAACTCCTCTTGAGTGTTTTCTTGGATTGGTTCTTCGCCTTTGTCTGCTAAATAATTTTCTTCTAAATATTGTTCGGCATCGAATTCAACCATCGTGCCATTAGGCAAAATGTTGTTCATGCTAAACGCTTCTGCGATTGCTTCGGCGTAAAGTTTGACGCCAAAAATGTAAAGGTCTGCGCGCGCTTGCTGTGATGACTGATAACTGTACGACCCAGTTGATACGCCGACTAAGTACGGTGGCACATTGCCAAGACGCGCCATCTCTAATGCAGAATAATTAGCGGACTCAATCAGAAGCATCTTGTCTGGCGACATTGTCGTCGGTTCGTAAGTTAAAAATTCGTTTAAAGCGGCGGTCTGATTAGTTGCTCTAGCAGCATTAAACGCGGTAGCCAAGTCTGCAAGTTCCTGCGCTGAAAGGGGCTCCCCTCCATTTTGACGAAGGATTCCAGCCGGAATTGAGCTGCTTGCGTTCCTATTGCGCGCGGCTTCAATCTTAAGCGCGGTCTCTACAGCCGAGACACTTGTGTAAACAAGTCCTGTTGTCGGCGACAAGATCTGGAGAAGATCGCGCGTGTCTAGTTCTACGCCGTTGAAGTAGACCTGATTACTTGGTGCAAACCAGACGGGACCTGTCTGATCGGTAGTGGTGATTGATCCGACTGGGAGCCTTTGGAAGGAATTTGGAAAGCCATCAGCCGTCCTTGATGTGATGTGAATTATGCTTCTACCGAACATATAGAGATCATCAAAAACCCAAGAATAGAAGTGTGCGTAGGTGTTTTGCGGATCTGGTTGGCGCATCCATGATCGAGGTGCAATGTAATTCTTGACCATGCGCTCGCCGTCCCAGCTCATGTTGTAGGCGCGCAATGGCATACATCCGATAACTGATGCAAGCAAATCTCGGCACCTAGAAACCGCTGGGATGGTCATTAATAAATTACGCTGTTCACCCTCGCGCCAAGAATAATACTGGTTGAAGATATTGCCGACATTGTTTTGATTGCCGTAAATGTTTGCTCCTGCGGCTGCGGCTTTGGCAGGCGGTGGGCTGATAGCAGCCTTGTTTACTTTGCGATCAAAGATTCCCATAGCACAAGATTACACATTGCGCTCGGATTGTGGTGGCACTCGCCCAGTCAGTTGCGGTATCCCGACGACAGGCAAGCAA